TCATGCCGCAATGCCCAGTTCCCGCAGGCACTCCCTAAATACGATCTCGCTTGACCTGTACCCCAATATCTTCCGTGGATAATTATTTATCCAGTTTTCGGCCTGCGCGATCTGCGCGTTCGTCACCGCCGCAAAGTTCGTGCCCTTGGGAAACCGCCGCCGAATCATGCCGTTGGTGTTCTCGTTGGTGCCCCGCTCCCAAGAGGAATACGGGTGGCAGAAATACACTTTAGTCCGTGGCAGGCGCTTGTTGACGCAAGAGCGTTCCAGCCCCTCCGCCGCCGCAAACTCGGTGCCGTTGTCAAAGGTAATGCTTTTGAAGATTGCCCTAAACCGCCGGGCACCAAGTTTCCGTTCCAGTGCGTCCAGCGCCTTGACCACCGTTTCAGCCTTGCGGTTCGGTATCGCTATAATGATCTCTTTCCGGGTCTTGCGCTCGGTCAGGGTCAGCAGGGCGCGGGTGGTCTTGCGCTTTCCCCTGCCACTGTACACGGTGTCGCCCTCCCAATGGCCGAACTCCTCCCGCTCGTCGATCTCCTCCGGGCGCTGTTCAATACTTTCACCCGCCGGGGCGCGGCTGGCGCTTTTATTCTTTTTCACTTTCTTATATTTATGTTTCTTCTTTCCGTGCCGGGGCAGCTCCTCTTGCGTCAGGTTCAAGAACAAGCCCTTGGCAATGTACTTGTAGATCGTCGGCACCGACAAACTGGTTTTGAACTTCTTCCCCTCGATCATGGCAAACCCCAGCACCGCCGCCGGGCTGCAATCCTTGTTTATGATCGTGGTTTCAATGTAGTTTGCCAGCTCATGGTCATTGCCTATTTTCAAGTCCGGCCCTTTCTCCCGTAGGTGGGCTTGGTATTTATCCTCGGCAATGTCCGGGCTGTACGCGGTCTTGACCTCCCATGTCGCGCCGTCCAGCCTGTCATACGCGCCGCGCTTCAACTCCCGGTAAATAGTCGAAACATGAACGCGCAGCTTGTCCGCGATCTCTCGCGGCTTCATCCCCATTTTCAGCCACTTTTCTATGCGCAAGCGGTCTGTCATGGTCAGGTGCTTATAGGTTCGCACTGTGTTTCCTCCTCTCCAATATCTGCGCTGCAAGTGTCGGCTTCTGCCGTTCTGTGCAGCTTTAGCACACAATACCATTCAAAAATAGCGGTCTGCGGCACTTTTGTCAACCTCTCCGCATAACAGAAAAGGCCCCGGCCACCGTTCAAAACGAACAGCAACCGGGGCCATATCTTAGTATTTAGTTCTGCGGGGTCTGCTCGGTGTCAGAAAAAATTTTCCCGATCTCCCCAATGGCGTTTTTCTCGGCAAGGTCAAGTTCTTTCACCGCCGCCTCAATAAAGGCGTCGATCTCCGGGGTAACAGTAATGCCGTTTGCCTCCAACAACTCCACGACAAAGCGTTTCTTGGTCGCCTTGTCAATGGTGCCCGCCTCGGCCTGCTTCTCGGCGGCCTCCACGAACTTCTTCACGATGGAGTACAGGCGCTTTTCTTTCAGCCAAGGCAGGCCGGTGTCTTTCAGCCACGGGATAACCAGCGCGGTAAAGGACGCGCCCAGCACCGCAAACACGATTTCCAGCAGATTGTTCACAACGATGGTCACAACTTCATTCATGATCTTTTCCTCCTATATATAGTCGGTCAGTTGGGCAGCTTCAAAACCTGCCCGGCGTGGATCCACTCCTCACGGCGGGTGGTGGCGTCGTTCAGGCGGCTGTACTCCTCCATCAACTGCTGTGCGCTGCGCTGTGCGGGGGTCATGCCGCTGTACAGATCTTCGCCGGGCATACGGGTCATGTAGCGGTCAGCGGTGGAAACATCATAGGGGTTCACCAGCGGGGGTGCGTAGTTCTCGGTCTTGTAGCCGCTGGCTTTCAGCACCTTGCCGCCAATGCGCGGGTGGACAAAGGCCGCCATGCGGCGATCACCTTTCACAAGGTCAATGTCCACGCGCTCCGTGGTAAAGTTCTTCACATTGGTAAAGAAAGTGTCACGGAAAAAGGTATGCACAGGCGGTGCCTGTCTCACTACCTCCGCAAGGTAGCGCGGGGTATAAATATTTACTTCGTTTGCCATGTTGGTTGCTCCTCCTTACTTCAAAAAGATACCGATGTTGCGCAGGGCCGCTTCAATGTCGGCGGCGGTAACGCCGTCAGGCAGGGCCAGCCCATCCGCGAAAAACTCACCCGTCAGGTAGATCACCGCGTCCTCGCCCTTGGCGGCGTCCTCGGCGGCAATGCCGTACAGGCCGGTCACATTCAGCGCGTGGGTGCCGTCCACGGCGGCAAGGGGCTTCACCTTGTCGTCAGCCAGCAGCACAAGGTTGTGCGCGGTCACGGCCTCGTCGGCCTCCTTGGCGGCGGTCACAATGCCCACCGTGGTGCCCGCAATAAAATAGTCTGGCGTGGTGGAATAGGTCTTTTTCGCCAAATCCATGCTCATAGTCTTATCCTCCCTTACTGCTTCTTGCCAAGGCCCTTGATTGCGTCCATGAACTCGTCGGGCTTCTCACCGCCGGTTGGGGCGGGGGCACTGCCCACGCTGTTCACGCCGCTGGCGTTTGCGCCCTGCTGCATGGTGTTCAGCCAAGCCGCGCCCTGCTCCTTGGCGTTCTTCATGGCGGCCTTGGCGTAGTCGCTGGCGCTCATGGGCTTATCGTACTTGGCCTCGTTGGTGATCTGCTCACTGCCGGGCAGGGCCATTTCTTCGATGTCGCGGATACGCTGCCGCTCCGCATTGGTAGCCCGCAGCGCCGCCGCCTGTTCGATCTGGTCAACCAGCGCGGGGTAAGCGCCGCGCAGCTCGTCCACGGTCTTGATCTCGTTTGCCATGTTCGTGTCCTCCTTATGGCTGTTGTCTCCCGGCTGTTCCGCCGGGGTCGGTGTATTTACAAAACCGCTGGCGGCGGGGGCTGCTGCCACGCTGTTCTGTACAAATTTAGGTGCCTTATTAAAAGGCAGGTTCATGTTTACGCTGTTCACAAACAGCAGGCCGCCCCGGTTCTCCACAACGGTTTTCTCTCCGTCGTCCACCAGCTCGTCCACAAAGCCGTTGGTCTTAGCCTCCTCGCCTGTCCACCAGCTTGTAGCATCCATCCACGCGGCCACTTCATCCTTTTCCCGGCCCGTCTTTTTGGTGTACAGGTTCAGGATATTTTCGCGTATGGTATTCAGCGCACCAATGTACTGCTGCAGGGTCACGGCGTCGGCAAAATCAAAAATGCCCATCCGTACCGGGTGTATCATGTAGGTGCTGTCATTGGCTGCCACCACCTTGTCGCAGTGGCAGGCAATGATCGTGGCGGCGCTGGCACACAGCCCGTCAATGCGGGCCGTTACCTGCGCGGTGTGCTGTTCCAGCAAATTGCCAATGGTCTGTGCAGCAAACACATCACCGCCGCCGGAATTGATACGCACTGTCAAGCTCGTCAGCGCCCCCAGTGCGTTCAGCTCGTCGGCAAAGGTCTTGGGGGTCACTTCGTCGCCCCACCAACTGCTGTCCGAAATATCGCCGTACAGCAGCAGTTCCGCGCTGCCTGCCGCTTGGTTTCTAAACTGCCAAAACTTCTTAGGCATGGTCATTCCTCCTGTTGCCCGCCGGGCGGCTTGGCCTGCGGGTTTGTGATCTCGTCAACCTCCCGCTTGCGCTTGGCTTCGATCACGCGCTGGCGGATATTGCGGCTGTAGTCGCCGCCGGTCATGGTGGCGGTTTCCTCCTGCGCCGTGCTGAATCCGGCGTCCACACGCTTCACAGCGGCGTCCACCTCCTGCACGGGATTCAGGTTGGTACGGGCCGGGCCGTTCCACACGCAGGCGGTGTATGCCTTGCGGATTGCCGGGTCAGCAAAAAAGCCCGGTGCCGCAATGCGGCCCCGCGCCACTGCCTCGGCAAACCATTCCTCGTAGATCGGCTGGCAAAAATCATCGGTGAACCAATCACGCTGCATACTGCAACTGCGCCAAAACTCGTTCAGCGCACCACGCGCCGCGCTGTAACTCGTCGTAAACTGTTTGAACAGTACCTCCGGCGGGATTTCCAGCGCCGCGCCGATCTGCCGTATCAGCGCATTGGTAAAGGCGTCATACCCGGTGTTCGGGTGCTTGGGGTCTGCAAACTGCACATCCTCGCCGGGGTTCAAGCTCAAAATAGCGCCGGGGCCAAGTTCAATGCTGCTTTGGTCTTGCGCGTCAATCAGCATATCCGGCGGCAGCATTTCACCAAACGGGCGGGCATCGCTTGCCACGCTCTGCTTCACAAACACGGTAAACATGGCACTAAGCACCGCTGCCGTGATTTCGGCGTCCGTGTAGCGGCCCAACTGTTTCAGGGCTTCCAGCACCGGGGCCAGCATAGGCACACCGCGCCGCTGTCCGGCCCGCTCCCGGTTCATCACATGGAGTACATTCCGCCGCCCGGTGGTCTTGGTGTAGGCTTCAACCCGCGTCCAGTGCGGCCCGCCGCTGGTGTAGGCGTTGCTTGCCAGCGGGTGGCGGTCACATACCCAGTAGGCTATCACCATGCCGTCGGCGTCCGTTTCCACGCCCTGCACAATGCAATGCACATCATGGCCCTGCACCGTGCAGGGCACCAGCCGGTCAAAGCCGTCCGGGCTGCAAACCCGGTCAGCCTCCACCAGCCTCACCCGTAGGCTGTACGGCTGCCCGGTCTGCTCCTTGGTGGGCAGCAGCACAATGGCGTCACCATTCATGGCATAGCTCAAAAAGGTTAGCTGCTGCAGCTTGTAAAAGTTGTCCATCCGGTCAGCGTCGCACACCGGCGTGTCCGCCCAAAGGGCAAACTCTCGCACGATCTGCGCTTGCAGTTTTTCGGCGTCCTCCGGGGTCAGCCCCAAAAACTCCGCGTCGATCTGCGGCGCGGGCATAAGTCCGCCTGCAATCACATTCGTGCGCATGGTTTTCAGCGCGGCGCTGGCCGTGGGGATTCCCATGTAGGCGTCGCGGCTGCGCTGGCGCAGTATGTCGATATTGTCCTCAATATCTTCCTTGGCGCTGCCGCCGTAAAACTCCCACCCGCGCATAGATTTCTTGGTCAGGTTCGCCCCGTAGTTGCCGTACCCGCTGTCAATAATTTTCAGCGCGGCGCGGGCGGCTGCCCGCTTGGCGGCGTGTACCGGGGCCACGGCGGCCACGGCTCTGTCAAATACATTCACGGTGTCGCCCTCCCTCACACATCACGGGCAACAAAGTGGTACAGGCGGTTGCGTCCGCCGCTCTTTTCCTCGGCCTCCGCCTCGGATAATTTTTGTGCCCAGTATTCCATTTCCTCGCGGATTTGTTTCAGGTCTGCCCGCGTCAACATTCTTGTGCCGATCTGATAGCTTTGCCCGGTGGCTACACTTTCCTCCGCCGCAAGCCATGTATTCAATTTCTGCTGGCACATTTCTTTTGAAAAAATAGCCATTAAATACCTCCTGTAATGCGGCGGCGGCCTGCCCGCCGGGTTCTTTGCGCCATGCCCGGCTCCGGCTTTGCCAGCACGGGGTTGGCAATTTCCAAAGCGGCAGTGGCATAGTTGCGCAGGTCAAGCGGCTCGTTGCGCTTGTACTTGCTGTCTTTCAGCTCCCACACGGTAACGCTGCGCCCCTTGCGGAACCGCACCACCATCTTCTCACTGGTTAGGCCCTTAAAGTAGGTTTCATCGTACCCGGCCTCCTCGTTCGCGGGGAAGTGGCAGTAGTTCGGCCCCTTGGTGCTATGCCGCAACCGCTGGTATAACAGCGCCTTGCCCGCGTCCACACCGATGATGAACAGCGGCGTTTTCACACGGTTGTTGGTGGTGGGGTTGCGGATGTACGGCACCTCGGCACCGCCCTTGCCCTTGATCGCCCACACGCCGCGCTCGTACCGTTCCTTGGTAAAGCGGTACACTTGGTCGGTGTGGTGGCCGCCGCTGTCAATGCAGCAGCTTATAATGCGCAGCGCGGTTCCATCCTTTTTGCACCACACGGTCTGCAAAAAGGCGTCCAAGTCCTCCCATACCTGTTCTTTCAGCATATCGCCGTAAATCTTCTGGTATCGGATGTAGTCGCTGTTCTTGACCACATCTGCAATGGGTGCAATCAGCGCGGAATCGTAGAAGATCAGCTCCCCGGCGTTGCCATACATAAGGCCAACCAGCCCCATGCCCTTGTAGAACATTTCCAGCGGCACCCGCCGCGCCTCCTGTTCCAGCGGGTCAGCGTCCGTCAGGTTCACGCCAAAGGCCGCCCCTGCGGTTTCGGCGTACTTCTCGTCAAAGAACATCTTTTCCCACGCCTTGCTGTCAATGTCCAGCACTGCGCCTACCTGTTCCTTGCCCTCCATTTCGGGCAGCTCCGTGGCGTTGTACAGCGCCAAGCGGGTGCCCAGCCAAATGCCGCTGTCGTCCGCATGGATTACCATGCAGTAGCTTTCGCTCTTGGCCCGTTTCACAAACTTGCTCAACTTCATGGCGCGGCTCCTTTCAGCCCAGCAGGCACAGCACACACAGTTTGATAATTGCCAGCGGCCCCAGCACGGCGGCGATTGCCCACGCAATGCAGGCAAAGATCACCAGCAGGCCAACCAGTGCGGCGAAAATAGCTTTCAAAACTTCCATAGTGCCCTCATTTCTCCGCCGCGCTATCGCTTGGCGGTCAGTGTTTCAGTGTCCGGCGTTTCAGTGCTTCTTGAAATAAGCGGAACGGCCCCCGAGGCTGCCGTAGGCATCGGAGCGCGGGGTGCCCAGGTTGGAACTGAACACCCCGGCGCGGCCGCCACTGAGCCAGCCGCCACCGCGAAACAGTATGTACTCGCCCTCGGTGCTGTCCACATAGCACCCGGCCTTTTCCTCCCCGGCAAACAGGGCCAGCGCCCGTAACTGCTCACTGTCGCAGTCCATGCGCACATCTGCCCACTTGCTGCCGTCGTAGTCGTGGTGAATGTTCGGGTTGGTGGTAAAGGTGATCTTTCCGCGGTGTACGGAAACATACAGCGGGCGGCCCTCCACATCGGTGATCGGTTTCCAGCCGTCGCCGCACTCGGTCAAATCCGTTTCGGGCAGGGCCGCGTTGTTGTTCTCCGCTGCCCACAGCGCCCCGTCACGGATTCTTACACCACGGGCAAACTCCCAAATGTTGCCGCAAAGATCATGTACGCCGCTGTCCGTGTGGTCGTGCGTCCAAGTGGCCGGGCCGCTGCCGGTCAGCGTTTTGTAGCTGTCCTCAATGATAACGCCCCGCTCCTTGTCGTCACCGTGCCAGTGGGAACAATTCGTGTTGCCGTGGGGCAGGGTGCCCAGCTTCAAACTGGTGTCAGCCAGCAAGCCCCACTCCGCCGCCGTCAGGCAGTGCCAGCCCTCGCCCTTGGAGAAACACGCCTGCGCGAAATCCTCCATCGTGATATTTGTGACCGGCTCCTGCAATGGCAGGCTGTACGGCTTGCCGTTAATCATGGTGTTTTCGTAGACAGAAATATAAATCTCGTCATACACCTCGCCGCCGATGATGAACGCCGGGTGTACCGCGTCACTTCCGCCGAAAAGTTCCTTGTTAGTCACGCGGCGGAACCTGTGCATGATGGAGGGAATACCCGCGTTGTCGTAGATCGCCACCACATCATGCTCCACGCCCGGCGCGGCCTGCTCTCTGCGGCGCAGCTCCTCGTCGTTGCGCAGGATTTCCCGCTTGATCTCCTCCGGCGCGTCGCTCAAATCCTCGGCACAGCCGCAGTTTGCGGCGCAGCGCTCCGCGTCCTGCTGCACATAGCCCAAAAAGGCGGCGGCCTGCCTACCTACAAAATCGCTCTTGCCCTCGGCGGCCATACTAAGGCCAAAGTATTTGCATAGAATCTTTGCCATTTTCTTTATCTCCTTTCGCCCACGGTAACATAGGCGGTTTTTCTGCTGTTCAGTTCCAAATCCACCGGCGCTTTGCAGGCAAGGCAGGTGTGCGTCACCCGGTCAGCGGTCAGATTTGTTTTGTAGCTGAAACTCTTGCCGCACTTGCAGTGCATAAACAGCGGGCGCAACTTTTCAAGCGGCGTTTCGTGACCGCACTCGCTGCACTTGTAGCCGTATGTTTCATGCTTGGCACAAAACGCCTTGATCGCGCCGCACTCCTCGCACTGCACAATCAAGAAACCTTTGTACGGCCCTTGGTCTGCGTCCGGGTCTGTGCTTTTCCAAGTGTCGCGGGCACCGAACATCCGCTCCACACGGCTGCCGCGCCTGTCCTCCCGGTGTGGTGCTGCCCGGCGCTCCGTGTTGGCCGGGCCGCTCTCGCCTGTCAGCGGTGCCACCTGCCCGGTGGCCGTGTCCTCCAAGAACACCTTGCCGCCCTGCACATACGCCCGGAACGCGCCGCGCTGGCACATCCTGCGTACATCCGAAATACTGGTACTTTCCATTGTCTTGACCTCCTGTGTTTATGTTAGATGGAACAGGCTTGTTTGGCTGGTGTAGTCCAAAAAGCGCTGTTCCTCTGCAGCGTAATAGATCGGGTCGATCTCAAACCCGATAAAATCCACCCCGGCCTCGTAAGCGGCAATTCTGCTGCTCCCGCTCCCCAAGTGTGTGTCCAGCACCCGGCACCCCGGCGCGGCGTAGTTCTGAAAAATCCAGTCATACAGCGCCACCGGCTTTTGCGTCGGGTGGATTCTCTGCTCGTTCAGCTTTTTGTTGCCCTGCATGATATGCCCCTCGGCAACGCTCTTGCCTTGCAGCATACCGTTCCACATGAACCTGAACAGGCGCACGGTGTTGAATAGGTCAGTTGCGGCCAGCTCACAGTCTGAAAAGCTGGTGCCTTTCTTGCACTTATCCCACACGATTCTGCCGGGCGCAAACTCATAGTTGAAGTAGTTGCAGCCCCACACAATGTAATGCTTGGCTACCCGGCGCAGCTCGTCAAAGTATGCCCGCCCCGGTATCTCCCACACAGGTGATACCGGGTAGTCGCGGTGCACGCCGATCTTGCTAACCTTGCTGCCGTAATAGCCCCGGCGCTCCGGCCCGCTGAAATACGGCGGGTCAACCACCGCAAGATCAAAGAACCCGTCCGGGAATTGCGCCATGCCTTTCATGCAATCCATGTTGTAGCACTGGTTTAGTTCAAGCATTGATGATCTCCGTTGTAGATAACGACCATCGACGGAAACGGTGCGGGCGGGAATCTGTTCCCGTCCTCGTCCTCAAAGTGCAGCCGCCCACGCAAAAAGCGTATTTCTGCTTTCCCGTATATGTAGTCGTGGAAGTAGGCCGTGTCTGTCCTTGCCGGTATCAGCAGAACCACCGTTGTTCCGGCTTGCGCCTCCTCGTAGGCTTTGCGCACCCACGCGCCCAGCGCCCGGCCATACGGCGGGTTGCAAAATACGCTGCCCCCCCCCGATATTCCACGGGGCGGTTAGGCCGTCGGTTTCCGGGGTGTAGAAGTTCTTGCATTTTGCGCTTTTCTCCGTGGCCGCCGCGTCCAAGGTGAAATGAAACTCTGCGTTCAGGGTGTTGAAAAAGCCCTGCGGTGTGCAGTAGTCCATTTTCTTGCTGCTCAAAAGTGCGCTGTTCATCTTCCGTTCCTTTCATGGCGCGGCATTTTCACCGGCACAGCGTCCGGCCCAACTGCCCAAACTTCCACATCGTCGATGATCTCCAACCAGTCACAACCCCAATACTCCGCCGCGTTCAGCATGGCGGCATAGTTGGAGGTGTGCGGCACGATCACCTCACCAAATCGCGGGTGAACCACCCGTGCGCAGGTCTTAGCGTTCCAGCGGCTTTCCCGTGCCCGCCGGGCGGCAAGGGTCATGTCATTATACGGATTCACGCAGCCACTCCGCCTTGTCGGCCTGCCCGTAAAACCCGTGGGCCAGCCACACGCCGAAAACGAACAGGAACAACCCGGCCAAGCCGTAACCGATGATCTGCCCGATCTCGCACATACCGCCAGCGCCCAGCAGCATAAGGAACCCCAGCATGGCAAGCGCGGCACCGACACGCTCCTGCAGGCGGGTCAGCTTGCGGGCGCGGGCGGCGGCATTTTTCCGCCGGGCCATTTCCTTTTTGTACTGCTCCGGGGTATAGGCTCTAATGATTTGCCCCGCCGGGCCGGTCTTGATCTCAATGTACCGCACTTCCACTTTTGACTTCCTCCT